CAGATCTACTCCGAGTTCAGTGAGCACACGATGGTCAAGCCGCTGCCCAAGAACGTCGTGCTCTACTCGCGCGCCGGCGGGCAGGACTGGGGGTTCTCGCACCCAGGCGCGGCCGTGGTGGTGGGCGCGTCGTCGACGGACCTTCGCCGCGCTGACGTCTGGGTGGTCGACGAACGCTATCAGACCAACCGGCTCGTCGAGGACTGGTGGATCCCGGAGATCCTCGGGCTCAACAAGGCTTGGAAGTTCAACGACTGGTCTTGCGACCCCGAAGCGCCCGACGACATCGCTCGCTACAAAGACGCGGGCATCAACGCGTTCGGGCACAAGAACTTCACTGCGTCGAAGTACGACGAGCACCAGCGGTCGGTGAAGGCCGGTATTCGGTTACTCGCCGCGCTCCAGCACCAGGGGCGGTTCTTCATTACGCCGAACTGCAAGAACCTGATCGCTGAGATGAAGTCGTATCGGTGGAAGCAGGCCAAGGGCGCATCAGGCGCGAGCGATGCGGTGGTCGAAGAGCCGGCCGACGGGCAGCCTGATCACGGGATGGACGGGCTCAGATACGCGACCACATCGCTCTTGCGCGGGGCGAACTTCGAAGCGATCGGGGTGGCGGCTTGATCGAAAGTTCTTGACGATGTCCGGGGCCGCGTTTAGGTATGGATCATGTCCAGCACTCATTAGCGCCCGGCCGGTTGAGACCTCGGACCCGATCACGCACTACGTGGTGGTCAGAACGAATCTCCCGCCAGGCGTTCTTGCTGCGCAGCTTGTTCACGCTGCCGGCGAGTCGAGTGACGGCACGCTCAAAGAAGGCACGTTCGCGATCGTGCTTGGCGTGTCCAACGAGGACGCACTGATCCGTGTGCGCGCACGATTGAGTCTCGCGGGCGTGGATCATGTGGCCGTGCACGAGCCGGACGCGCCCTATCGCGGTGCGCTCATGGCGATCGGCGTGCGCCCTGCGCTGAAGTCACAGCTTCGTCGGCATCTCTCGGAGTTGCCGCTGTTTCGAGGTTCGTCTTTGCCGGAGTCGACTAACCGTAAGTCGCCGCGAAAGCGGAAACGGTGGTTCATCTCCATCCTCCGGCGCTTGTGGGGCCGTAGCTCAGCTGATAGAGCACCCGGAGTAATGACCCGGGAGGTCGGTGGTTTGAATCCACCCGGCCCCTCCATTTGCACCCATAGCTCAGAGGCAGAGCGCTCAGCGTAATGACCTGAGAGGTCGGGGGTTCGATTCCCTCTGGATGCGCAACCGAAGTGTCTTGACGCCAGCCCACAACAAGGACAGGCGGTCAAGGGCCGATGATCCTACGACCGCCCCGAATCGAAGGCGACGCCTGTCTCATTCCGCTCACGAAGGGATTGACCGCGATCGTTGACGTCGCGGACGCCGATCTTGGGCAGTTCAACTGGAACGCCAACCAAAGCCCGAAGAGCAAGAGTTGGTATGCCAAGCGGCACGTCAAGCTCGGGTTCTATCAATACAGGAAAATCACGCTTCACCAGGAGATCGCGTCGCGAATGGGCCTGGCCATTGACGGCGATGATATCGACCACATCGATGGAAACGGTCTGAACAATCGTCGCGACAATCTTCGTCGCGCGACCCGCGGGCAGAACATCCACAACAGCGGGCTTCGCAGTGACAACAAGTCAGGCCACAAAGGCGTGGGGCGGGACGCCGCCCGCGGAAAGTGGCTCGTCCAGATGCGGGCAAATGGCAAGAACACGCACCTGGGCCGCTACGATGACTTGGAACTGGCGGCGTTCGTCTACGAAGAGGCGGCAGCCAAGCAATACGGCGCGTTCGTGTGTGGCGTTGGGCGCACTGGAGCACCGCGTTGATTTTAAATCTTGTGCCCGCAGTGCTCGACCGCCCGAACGTCCCGGGCTCGATCTCGTTTCGCCATCCCGAGTACGAGGTCCGCTGGTGGTGGCGCGAGTTCTACCGGATTAGCTACCTCGGCGGCCGCGAATATTACCGGCCCGCACGGCTCAGCGTCGACTTCCAGGAGCCATCGATCCTCACGCTCGCGAGCGACGGTCAACTGCCCGTCGCGTCGGCCGCCGGCATCAACGATCTCAGCATCAAGTCGCTGCCGATCCAGTCCGTGCTCTTCCGCCACAACCGCGAGAAGAGCTGGGAGTTCGAGAACCGTCGCAAGCGCGCCCACTACCTCAATTTCATCGGGCCGATCACGAAATCGCTCGTCGCGCACGCAACCAAAAAGGTGGCGACGCGTGAAGGATCGGACGCGATCAAGAAGTTCTGGGACGGCGTCGATTGCGATCGCGAAGAGAAGATTGACGAGTTCATGCGCGAGGGCCTGCGTTGGGCTCAGGTGCTCGGCATCGTCTGGGCGTGCGTCGACCAGAACCCCGAGGGCGTCGACAAGGATCCATACGCGTACTGGGTGAGCCCGCTCGACATCTTCGATTGGGGCGTCGACGACCGCGGCGATGTCGAGTGGCTCAAGCAGTTCGTCTACACCGAGGCGAAGCGAACCTGGAAGGACAAGATCACGCCGGTCTACCGCTTTCGTGTCTGGGACGCGGAGATGGTCACGACGTATGAGGTCGGGCCCACGGGCGCCGAGAACGTCGTCGGTCGCAAAACGCACAGCGCAGGCAAGGTGCCGTTCGTTCCGCTCTACTGCCAGCGCGACAAGGAGGCGGTCTTTCCCGACGGAACGCCGCTCATGGCCGACGCCTGCAAGCTGGCCAATGCGATTTACAACTACTCGTCGCTGAAGGACGAGATCGGATACAAGCAAACGTTCTCGTGGTTGGCGGTGCCCGACAAGCGCATCGACGTGCTGCAGATCGGGCTCAACACGGTCTTTGGGTACGACCCGCAACAGACCAACGCCGTCCCGACGTACGTCAGCCCCGACGCGAAGTGCGCCGAGACGCTGATGAACTTCATCGCGGCCGGCATCGATCAGCTTCGCCAGATGCTCGGCGTCGGGCGCGGTCGCCAGGAAGGCTCGATGCAGAAGTCGAGCGTCGATGCGCTCGAGCTCGAGGACGAAGACAAGCGCTCGATCCTCGGTGACATCGCGACCGAGGCGCAATCGTTTGAGACGCGCCTTGCGGCGATGTTCGAAGCCTATGACTCAGGCGGATCGTTGAAGGCGAACGACAAGACGCAAATCAAGTACGCCGACGACTTCGATTTGCGCAGCTTCACCGACGAGATCCAGGAGTTCTTGCAGTTCGACAAGATTGGACTGTCGCCAGAAGTCGATCTGAAGGCGCGTCAAGACCTGGTGAAGAAGAAATACGCCGAGCTGCCGCCTGACGAGCTCGACGAGTTGGTCGCGACCATGAAGCCGAAGCCCGATCCGCAGCTGGCGGACGCGGCGATGGCCGGAGCCGGAGAGCGCGTGACGCCAACCGTCGGAACCGAGGGCGCAAGCGCCGCCGCGGTTGGCGCAACGGTGCCCGGATCGAAACCTCTTGACGGGACGGGCGCACAAGGACAGGCGGTCAATCCAATGGGTAATACCACCGCGAACCGGCCGCCCAATGCCGGGTCAAGGCAACAGCCGCCTGCGAAAGCCAAGGCTGGTACGGCAACCGGGGCCGCCGATCCGGGGCGAGGTTAGTCAATGGCAGACGCAGACGACAAGAGCGCGGGCGCAGCGGGCGGAGCCGAAGGTGGCGGGGCGGCAGCGGCCGATCCGAAGCCGGCGGTGACGTTCAAGACCGAGGGCGAGTTTCTCGCCGCGGTCGAAAAGCGTTCGAAGGGCGCGATCTCGAAGGCAGTCGAGGCAGCGAAGGCCGAAATCCTGGGTTCGCTCGGGGTTGAGACTCTCGATGATCTCGGCAGCGTCAAGGAACGCCTGGCCTCGACGGAGAAGACCGTCAGCGAGGCCGAGAAGCTCAAGGCCGCGCACGACAAGGCGGTCAAGGAACTCGACAAGGAGAAGCGCCGCGGCGGCGAGCTCACGGGGCGATTGCAGAAGATCGCCAAGCGGGACGCGCTGATGCCTTTCATGACCCAGGTCCGAGACTCCGAGGCGCTCGCGATGTTCGCCGAGCCGCATCTCGAGGTCGACGATGAGGGCGTGGTCACCGTGAAGAACGGTCGATCTGTCGAGGATCTGGTCGGCGATATTCTGAAGGCCAAGGACTACCTCAAAAACCCGGCGCACAAAGACGGCGCAGGGACGACCGCAACCGAGCCGCGGGCCGCCGCCGGCGGGAAGGGCAGCGATGCCCAGACCGACGACAAGGCGAAGACCAACGGAACGGAAGCGCCGAAATACAAGAGCTTCGGCGAAGCGATCATGGCCGATCTGAAGGCCAAGGGTCAGCTGCCGAGGGTCGGACCGTAAGAGGAGAATCCCATGGCTGGCGTAACCGCAGCTGCCGCTTCAGGGGCCGTAGGCTCCATTCAGGATGCCCTTCGCCAACAGGCGATGTCGGGCGTTGTCGAGTCGCTCTTCAAGAACAACGAGGTGCTCGGAAACTTCGGGCCGCCGACGCCGTTCACCGGCGGATCGACGTTGAACGTCAAGCACCACTACGCGGGCAACGCGTCGGTGGGCACCTACTCGGAAGGTGACGCGCTCGGGGCCGCCGGCTCGCAGAGCTACCTCACCGCCCAGTGGGGCGCGGCCTATTACCGCGCGCAGATCCAGTTCACGGGCCACGCCCAGGATCAGCTGCTCAACGGCAGCCTGGAGACTGCGTTCTTCGATCAGCTCGGCCTCGAGTTCACGATGGCGGCCGAGGACCTCGTCGACCGCGTTTCGACCGACTGCCTTGGCACCGGTTTGACCGCGCCCGTCGGCATCCAGGGCATCGTCGACAGCTCGGGCACCATCGCGGGCCTGAACCGCTCGACCTACTCCTGGTTCCAGGCGTACGAGGTCGTTGGCGGGACAACCACCGTTGCGATCTCCGATCTCGACGGCGCCATGCAGAACTCGAGCGACTCCGACTACGCCGCGCAGATCACCGAGATCTGGACGTCGTGGAAGCAGGTCAACAAGCTGAAGGGGATCATCGGAAACCCGGGCACGGCGAACAACTCGATCCGCATGGATCCGAGCCAGCCGAACATGTCGCTCAACACCGGCTCGATCGTGAACGGGATCAAGTACGGGAACATCGACATCAAGCCGATCCGCGACTTGACCAACTCGATCTTCCTCGGCCTGACCATGCCGACGTTCTTCCTGGGCCGCATGCGCGAGTGGCGCGTCGACCCGATCGCGAAGACCGACGACTCCAGCAAGTTCCTGCTGACCGGGGCGTGGGGCCTCGGCTGCCGGAACCCGAAGAAAAACTGGAAGGTCACCACCCTGACGGCGTAACCCGCCGCCCCAAGGAGAGACGCACATGTTCGATTTCAGCGTGATTCACGAGCCGGTCGCGAGCAAGCAGCGGGAAGCCGTCAGGCAGACCGTGTTGCGAGCTCTCAAAGACCTCTCGTTCACGTACACCGAGGTGCTCATGGCTCCAGAGCCGATCCGGACCATGGCGCTCGAGATCCTCGACGGCATTTCCAGCCAGAACGGGATCCCACAATCGGTGGGCAACGCGCTCGACGTCGGACCTGTGCGTCTCATAGCCATCGACAAAAACGGGGTCATCAAGATCTCGCGCTGGGGAAATCGCAACATCTACGGAACGACCGTCGAGGCCGCGCCGCAGAAGTTCAGCGAGAGCTTCGGCAACGATGCCGTCGTGACCGATGCGTACCCGGAACGGCTCGCCCGCAACGTGCTTCGGCGCGAAGGGTGGCCGTCCCGGAACCTGTCGTCTCGCGGCACCAACCAGGGATCGATCGTGGAGTGGAAGTGGATCGAGAAGCGGGCGAGGCAGCCCGATGCACCGTCAGAGGTGCTCGACATCTACAACGACCTCCTCGAGCGCATGACGGCGTCGCAGCCGGCGCCGACCAACAAGTCCAAATCGACCGGCCCCGCGCCGGCTCATCCGTAGGAGACTCCCATGAGCGTCACCTTCACCATCATTGACACCAGCGACACCTGCAACAACGCCGACGGCAAGAAGCGCATTTACGGAACCCTGAGCTTCACCAACCCGTACAGCACCGGCGGCGAGACGTTCTCGGTCGCGACCTACTTCCCGAACAAGTTCCTGGGCGGCGTCATCACCAGCGTTCAGCAGTCGGTGTCGACCGACAACTCCGGGATCGTGTCGACCGGCAAGTTCCGCGGCGACGCGACGTCGACGAACGCCGTCATCCAGCTGTTCAACATCGGGCTGTCCGCGACCACTAAGGCCGGCCTGCTCGTCGACAACACGGTCGCGAACATCTCGAACATCACCTGCAACATCGAGCTGGTCGGCTACTAGGATGGACGGCGAGGAGTCGCAGGAAACCGCCCCGTCTGACGTCGAGGAATCGGCGCCGCCGGCGGACGTGACCGTCGTGATCGAGGCTGAGCCGGCCGAGCCGGAAGCCCCGATCGTTCCTGCGCCTCCGTCCGCCGCCGCTCCCGATCCGATGGCCGGCGTCATCGCTCGCCTGATCGCGTCCTACCCGGCGCGCGCCGGTGAGATCGTCAAGGGCGTTGTCGCGGTGGGCGCCCCCGTTGTCTCGCGCATGCCGGTCGCGGTGCCTGGCGGCTGGGATCAGAAGACGCTCAGCACGCACCAGAAATACCGCCTCGTCGACGGAACCATTCTGCCGCTGGAGATCTGATGGCCGACCGCCTGCTCTATGCCACGCCGACCGGGAAGCATCCGCATCCCGCGTTCGTCGCGTCGGCTCGCACGATCGAGCTCACGTGCCGCTCGTTCGAGCGCAACGTGCACGACTTCCTGTTTGCCGCCGGCCCCGTCCAGATGGCGCGTTCGACGATCGCCGAACACGCCATCAATGACGGCTACGACTACCTGCTGATGCACGACGACGACCTCGTCGTGAACCCTTCATCCAAGGTCGGCAACCCGCTTGACGTCTGGCATGACGTCTTCTATCGCGAGAAGGACGTTGGCGTGATCGGCGCGGTCTACCTGCGCGAGAGCCCGATGATTCCCGCGGTAGTGATGAGCCATCCGGACTATCCCGAGGAGAACTGCCACGTCGTGAGCGGGCTTCCGCCGGCGCCGATGGCGGTCAGCGGGATCGCGACCGGCTTCATGATGATCCGCGTGTCGGCGCTTCGCGAGTTGCGCGACAAGGAAGACGGCGCTCACACGCTGTTCCGGTTCACCTTCAACATGACCCGCTGGGGCATCGTCAACAACACCGGCGAGGACTACGACTTCTGCGCCCGTATGCGGGCCAACGGCTACAAGGTGCTGGCCGACGCGCGCTTCGACACCTGCCACATCAAGGAGTCTGGCCGCCTGGCCTACAACCAGGCGGAGTGGGAGCGCTCCTGGGACGACAACGCGCCGGGCATCCGCGAGCGCGTGCAGGCATTGCGGGCCCAGTGCCAACCGAAGATGGCGCTCAAGGCGATCAACGGCACGCTCTGCATCGACCACACTCCGCAGCTCGCGTTCGAGGCCGAGGAGACCGCCCGGGTGCGCGCCAAGCGCGCCGGCGCCGCCAAGGAGGCCGCCTGATGTCTCGCGTGCAGATTCACGAGGCCCCGATCCAGTGGACCCGCGACCTCAACGGCTCGACGGCCGTTACGGTCTTCCCATCGCTCGCCACCGACGGCGTGCCGATCCCGGCGTACACCGGCCGCAACGGCAGCCGCGTGCACGTGGGCGTCGACTACACGGCCGCCAGCGGCACGCTGAGCCTCACGGTGGGCCTTTACGGCTACACCAACCCGTCCACCACGTGGGCGACGTCGACATGGGTCTACCTGGCGAGCCTCAACGCCGGTGGCTCAATCGCGTCCGACACCTCAAAATGGTCGTCGTCGGCGACTCGTATCACCCTCGCCGAGGTCTTCGGCGTCTCCGGCGAGAACTACACCCGCCTCGCGACTCGCATCGGGCCGCCCGGCGGCACGAGCCCGGTCGTCTCGACGTACATCGGCTTTCCGCTGGAGTAACCACGATGGCCATTCAGGTGGTCACGAAGAATCGTGGTGGCTCAATCGAGACGGAGTTTCTCGACCGCCAGGTCGCGAGCTGCGTCGTCACGGTCTACACGAGCCAGGGCGTCGCTAAGGTCAGCGCAGCGGCGTGCACGATCGATGCGTTCAACACCACGCTCGCGGCGCCGGCGGCCATCGGCGACACCGATATCGCGCTCGCCAACGCCACCAGCTGCGTTGTCGGGCGCCGCTACCGCGTTGGTTCAGGCGCGGGAACCACCAGCATCGCCGAGACAGTGACCGTTCAGAGCCTGAGCGCATCGACCGCAACGTTGATCGGACCCCTGCTCGCCGCGCACGCGATGGGAACGACGGTCAAGGGGCTGCGCGCGTCCTACTCGGTCTCGAGCGCCGCGTGCGATCAGACGTGGGTGCAGGGATTTGCCGACTTCGACCCGCAGGACGGCTCTGATATCCAGACCGAACACGTCGAGTGCTACCTGCGCAAGATCCCCGAGCAGGGGTGCGATGAGACAGACCTCCGTATTGTGTTTCCACAGGCGGGGAAGGCGCTCGACGCCGAGCTCGACATCCCCGCCGCGCTGAAAGAGGCGAGGGACATGTTCCTGCTCGACCTCGGGGGCAAGAACCGCGCGCACGTGTTCATCGGAACCGACATGTTTCGCCGCGCGGTCGCGCGTAAGTTCTGGCTGATGCGTCGGTTCTCGTTCGGCGAGGACTGGAAGCCGCAGATGGACGAGCTCCAGAAGGAATACGAGGCCCTGATTATGGACCTCCAGCAGCAACTGCCAGCCGACAACGACCAGGACGGCCGGACGTCTGGCATCGATGACGGCGGGTTCGTGGTCGCGACCGTGGAGCGCGCGTGAGCAACTACCGCGATCCATATGCCGGCGGCTATCGCCCGGGTGGCGGCTACCGCATCGGCGCGTACCCGGCTGTCAGCAGTAGCTCAGGGATCTTCGTGCCGCCTCTCGGCTTCACCGCGATCCTCGGGTACTCGGCGTCGAACATCAACGGTCAGTCAAACGTTGGCTTTGCCGATGGCTTGCAGTTCAGCACGTGGACGAACCTTGGATCGCTCGGCACCGCTGGCGATGCCACGCAGGCGACCGGAGGATCGCGCCCGACGTTCATTCGAAACGTGGGCACGCAGATCAACGGACGCTCGGCAGTGCGAGGCGCCGGTGGCCAGTCGGTTGCGACTGCATCGTTCACCGCTCAGGTGCAGCCGCTCACCTGGTTCGCGTTGGTGAAGTCGGACCTGACCGGCTCGGCCCAGGTCTTCTTCGGCTCACTCACCAGCCAGGAAGTCTTCATCGCGGTCGGCAGCCCGGGCAACGTGCAGTTCTACGCCGGCTCCACGGTGACATCGACGCTGACGATGCAAGCGAACAAGTACCACTCGATCATGTTCGCGGAAAACGGCGCGTCCTCGAGTGGATCGCTGGATGGCACAGGCACCGGCGCGATCAGCACCGGCGCGCAGGGCATATCGCAACTGACGCTCATGGCGGACTCGACGCCAGCGAACTGGCTCAAGGGAGACCTCTGCGAGCTCTGGTGCTACGCCGGCGCCGCACCCACGCAGCCGCAATGGGACGCGAGCATCAACGCCTATTACGGGATCACTCCTTCGTGAGGATGGCGTGAGTGTTGTCCTTCCATCAAACGTGCTCGCCCAGTTTGCCGCGAACGTCGAGCTCGTGGTCAACGCGTCGCCGTCGAGCGGCAAGTTCACGCGCGCGAACTACCGATTCACGCTCGACGAGCAGCCAGCGAGTGCGCCTGACGGCATGTACTTCCTCGACATGCCGAGCATCGGTCCCCGCGAGACGCGTTGGGGCGATGGATCGAACATCACCAACGCCACCGTCACGGTTCGTCTGCTGTACAGCCGACCGGGCGGCGCACTGGGCGACGGCGACCGTCAGGGTGTTCTCCGCAATGCGGCCTCCGACTGCATCAAGCTCGGTGACGTCTGTGAGAACCCGAGCAACTACGGCGCGAGCACAAGCGGGATTCGCGTGGTCGTATTCCAGGGCGCGTCGCGCGTCACCGACCAAAAGCTGGGCGAAATCTGGGAGGCGCGGTTCTCCTGCCAGTGGCAGTCCGACATGGACACAACGACGGTGGCCGACTTGACGCAATCGCGCTTCATCCTCGATGGGATCAGCTCTGGCACCAACCAGCTGATCGCGTTCAACACGAACAGCCTATCGACGGGATCGGAGGCGTTCTGCGTTGCCGAGTTCCGCGTGTTCTACCTGAGCAAAACCGACGTGCAGGTTCCAGACAACGCGAGCATCGTGGCGGCGCTGGGCGGCGGCAACTGGCTGGCAGCGCTCTACACCAACCCGGTCACTGGCGTGACCACGACGAGCATCGGATGAGCAGCTCTACGCTCAGCGGAATGCCCAGCGAGGTGTCGACGAGCCTGCAAGCCGCGGCGACAACGCTCACGCTGACCGGGCTCAACGGCGATTTGGATGGCGACTATCGCATCATCATGGACATCAATATCGCCGTCAGCTCCACCGTCATCGCTCTCCTGGTGAACGGGTCAGAAACGAATCTCGACTGGTTCTGCTCGAACGGATCCGTTGGCGGCACGACGCGCACCGATTGGAAGTTCTGCCAGAACGGATCCTCTCCGACCACGTGGTCGGCGGGTGACTTCATTCAGTTCCGCGGCCACATCAACGCACGATCTGGGCGTGTCCGCTCTCTGTCGACAGAGACGTTTTACGCGATGAAGTTGGGATCCAAGACCGCATTCATTTCCTCGGGTCGTTACAACGACAGCACGACGAACATCACATCCTTCGGAATCAGCGCCAACCAAACCAACGGACTCGCGTCCGGAACCTATATCCGCTTTGTGAGGTCCCCGACATCCAACCCTTTAGCCTGACGCCTGGGACATCCCAGGTGGTTTACGCGAACTGGCTCGACAGCATCGTGTCCTAATGTCTGAACACATCGCCACTTCCACCATGGCCATCCTGCCGTTGACGACGGTCGGAGTGAGCACGCTCATCGTGAACGTCATTCACGGTGCGGCCGACGAGCCAGGCGTGATCGACTGGGGCGTTGGCGTCTACGTTGACGGCGTTTTCTCGACGTCGTTGGTGCCGACTGTGGCGGGCTTGAACGTGTTCACGGTATCGCTCGGCGGCGGGACCCACTCGGTCGATCTGTGGAACTCGCTGACCGTGCGGCACCGCGGTGCATGCGTCTACTCGTATAGCGTCGATGCAGGGACTGCCACGATCAGGACGGTCACGCCGCCAACGCGTCGCATGGTGTTCTACACGGACTCAATCGGCGTCGGCGAGGTATCCGTACCCGCGACGCAGAAGTCATTCATCGCGCAGCTCCGCGGCGTCTATCCGGGACGGATCGCCATCTTCGGCTGGGGCTGGCACTCGCTCTTCGATGACACGGGGTCGGTGACCGCCGGCGGCCTGTACGGGTGCGGCGGGTTTCCGTCGTTGACGGCATGCGCGGCGGCGATCGTGGCCTATCTGCAGCGGGACAGCCCTGCAACGCGCGAGGTGATGTTGCTCATCGGCATCAACGACTGCACCCTGCAGTTGACCGATAGCCTCTTGGGATATTGGACGTCCACCGCATTCGGGACCGCTTATGGGCAGTTCCTCGATGCAATCCATGCTGCGGATGCCGGCGTGCGCATCTATGCCATCAGCCCGATCATCACGACGCAGGAAGCGACGGCGAACCGGTTTGGTGAGTTGCCGCCAGCCTACCGCGCGCAGGTGCTCGCGCAGGCCGCTACTCGAGCGTCGTTCGTTACGGGCGTGGACGGTACGACGCTTTGCAAGGCGTCCGGAATCGACTCCTTCCACCTGCACCCCACGAACACCGGTCATCAGGCGATCTTCGACGGGACCGGCTCGGCCGGCAACGGCAATAGCATGCGGGCGGTGTTGTCGGTATGAGCGCCGGCGCCACCATGGAAGGCACCGACCAGATCGCAGCCGCGATCCGCTCGAAGCTGCTCAAGACGAACGCGGCCATCGGCACGGTCACGATCGGCGTGGTGGCCGGCGGTCGTCGCGGATCGGCGAAGAACGCGCTGATCGCCCAGGTCCAGGCCGCGCGCCAGCGCAATCCCTGGTACCTCGACAAGGACACGATGACCGCGATCCGGTTCGTGCTCCGTGGCGCGGGCGGAGAGAACGCCGACCTCGGCGCCATCTTTCGCCAGATCGGATCGCTCATGGTCGACAGCGTTCGCCGGAACATCGGCGCCATGCGGAACGCGAACGGTTCGACGTTCGCCGAGCTGAGCGCGCGCTACGCGAATTTCAAACGCCGCAAATACGGTTTCATCCACCCGATCCTCCGGATGACGGGAGATCTCATGGATGGCCTGAAAGCGGTTGCCACGAAGCAGTAAATCTCCGGGCGTGGGTGGGTGTGGTGACCGTCAATTGACGAGGAGAAAGACACGATGCCGAACGAACCAAGACGACAAGTACAAGACATCTTCATGACCTGCGCTCAGCCGCAGTACAACAGCCCCCAGGAGTTGGTGCCGCGCGGGATCCCGATCTCGGGGATGACCACGACGACGTTCACCTCCGCGACCGTGACGTCGGCATTGGTGGGATGCATCGCGATGCCCGCCGACGGCCTGCGCGACTACCCGCGCATGGTGAAGTCGGTCAGCGGCACGACCGCGACCGTCGATAAGGCATGGAACAACACCACGGGCGTCACCAACATCCGGATCTGGCTGCCGCCCGACGTGCCCGCGCGCTCGACCGGCACGGGGACAACGACGGCGCTCACCAGTACGCCGCACGCGTCGATCACGAACGAGCCAAACAACTACTGGAATAGCACCACGAAGGGCTACTTCCTGCTCGGCTACACCGGCACGAACGCTGGCGGGGCCTATCGAATCAACACGTTCACCAGCGGGACCAGCGTATTCGATACGACCGGATTTCCGTTCACCGGTGCCCCGGCTGACGGCGATCTGTTCCTGCTGCGCAAGAGCTTGCGCCCCGAGGCGCCCCCGGAGATCGTCGTCAACCCGAAGACCGTCACGCGGCGAATCGTCGGGCAAAAGGACGCCGACGCCGCGGTGCCGGTGACGATCGAGGCGTCGGTGGCATTCTCGCTGCCGCAGCGCCCGATCTCCACGCCAGGGACAGGCGCGACGGTGTTTCCGACGGCACCGCTCGAAATCGGCGACCTCCTGCAGGACTTCATGACCGAGACGCTTTCGGCCGGCATGACGGGGTCGAGCCTGAGCGGAACGACGCTGAGCGTAGGCGGCGCGACCGCGCCCGTGGGATCGTTCGTTCTGGCTCACACCGGCGAAGCTGCTCAGCTCCTCGCGGTCTCGGGAAGCACCTACACGATCGGCACGGGCCAGATCAGCTCCGTTCCGTTCAACCTGATCACCACGGCGATGCAGGGGTCCGCCCACTATGTCATGAAGACGTCGGACTTTCGGAACCGACTCTTCGACATCTACCGCGGGCGAATCCACCGCCACCTGATCTGCGGATGCTTCCCAACGCTGGAGATCGAAATCACCCGCGACCAGGTCGTGAAGTTCAACTTCAAGTACACCGGCGACTCGGCGTTCGAGTACCCGGCGGCCGACCCGAACACGATCAGCACGAAGAAGATCCCGTTCGTCGACCAGACGGTGCCGTTCGACGGCAAGGCCGCGCGCTTCCTGCTCAACGGTGTGCGCGTGCTCTGCGGCGACATGAAGATCAACTTGGGGATCGCCCCAACGCCGCGCCCGTGCCTTCAGGGCGTCAACCAGATGGACGGCATGGCGGTGGACCTGACTCCGGTCACCTTCACGACCACGATCTTGGCCGACCAGGACGACGTCAGTGGGTTCGAGGCGCTGACCGACCGCCTGCGCGGCGGAGACGTGATCCAGATGCTCTACCAGAAGGGCAGTTCGGGGGGCCAGACGTTCGTGGTCGGAATGCCGGCCGCGCAGCTCACGAAGGCACAGTTCGTCTACACCAATGGGCAGGGCGAGTACCAGATCGAGGGCGTGTGTCAGCTGCCGGCGATCTCGGGGCTCGGCGACACGGTGCCCAGCTTTGCCTTGGGGTGGCTCTGAGCCATGGACATCCTTGGCATCATCGCGGCGCTCGCGCCCGACCACATCGCGCACGTCCCACACACGCAACTCGACGCGCCCGGCACCGACATTCAGGTCCAGTGCGCGTGCAGTGTGCGATTCACGTTCCTGGCGACTGAGATCGCGAAGCTTGAGCCGGCCGAGAAGGCGGCGATCGCGTTCACATCGGCTGCACCGGTAGCGGCTCCGACGCACGACGACGACCCGAAGGAGGCGGCGTAATGGCTCTCTCATTCGGATGGCGCGCCAACGACATCCGGGAATCGATCTGGAAGGACGACCAGGCGATCCCGCGATTGGCTGGCGGCAGCGCGCCCGACGTCCCGGCCGGCGTGCTCGCCTCCTGGCATGAGGACGGCGACGCCTCGCATCTGATGCCGTTCGCCACACTCGGGGCGCCGACGATCATCACGTTCCGCTCTCTCACGCCCGACGAGAAGCCGGTCATCCTCGCGCTCATGCAGGGCGCCGTGAACAAGGATGAGGGCGTCATGCGGGCGTTGCTCGCCTGCTTTCGGATCGGCGTCGACTTCAAGGGCGCTCCGGCGGCGGTCCCAGACACAGACGGTGTCGAGCACGCACTGTCTGGCAAAGAACGCGGGATCAGGATGCTCCCGCTCGGCTTCGTGGGGCACATGCAGGACAGCTATCCCGGCATGATCGAGTTCTATGGCGCCCTCGTCTTTCAGTCGTCATTCCTCGCGGAGATCGAAAAAAAAGCATCGTCGCCGCCGTCCATGCCGACGCCATCGTCGGGGGCGGACTCCACGGCGGACACTACGGCTCCGTCAGCCGATCCGGGGGCTGCGTCGGGTGCCCCGTGATGATGCGCGAGCAGTGGGCATGTCCAGACCTCGGCAAGAAGAAGCCTGAGGGACTCTTCAACCCGATCCCGGGCAGTCCGACAGACTTCGACGACTGCCCGGCCTATTACCTGCGCCAGGCCGCGCTGGAGATGCCGGCCGAGCACTTGATCGACGGGGTCACGCACCCGGCCGAACTGGTCGGCCAGTGGGCGTTCGAGATCGAGTCGGGCGCGCGCCAGATCGAAAGCCTATCATCGAAGGCGCTCGATGCCGTGCACCTCTGGTTCCGTGAGAAGCGGTCCCGCGAGATTCTCGAAGACGAACTGCGGAAGAAGAAGAGGCGCTGATGGCAACCGAAGATCAGATTCTCCTCAAGCTCGTCATAAAGGGAAGCGATCCGTCTGAGATAGAACAGCTGGCTCGATCTACGCAAGGGGAACTTAACGCGAAGATCAAAGCCTACCTCGATCAGCTTACGCAGTTCCATCAGCAGGCGAACGCCGCTCAGACGGCGGATGCAGTAGTAGCCGCTCAGCAGCAGATCGACGCGGTAGAAAAGCAGATCGACACGGTCAGCAAAGTCCAGCGCGCGAATGAGATTGCCGCGAACCGCTCAGAGAATGCGTGGAAGAGCACGCTCAGAGTAATGGAAAGCATTGCGGTCACCTGGGAGTTCACGCAATCACTGATCGAGGGTGGGATTGCTAAGTTTGGTGAATTGGGAGAGTCGATCGCCAGAGTGACGGAGGTGCACGAATCCCTCAAGGGCTCTATCGACAGCATGCGGGAAGCGTCGGCCGGCGAGATCAGCGATATGGATCTCATCCTGACCAAGAACCGCGCGATGGAGAAGGATCTAGAGCTATCGGATGCGCAATTCGCCGCCGTGACCGCCGGTGCTCACAACTACGCCAAGGCTCTCG